CCAGGCGTAAGCAGCGTATTTCACACAATGAACTGGCGCGTTGTCTACCCAGTTACCATACAGGATGAAGATTTACGACAGGCTTTTCTTTCAATTGAGGGTGTTCAAAACCTTATTGCAAAAATCGTGGATGCTGTTTACACAGCGGCAGAATATGACGAATTTTTGTTGTTTAAATATCTGTTGATTAAAGCAATCAGCCACGGAAAAATGTTCCCAATTTCTACTGAACAGGCGAACGATTTAACAGATGCGGCAGTAAAATTTAGAGGCACTTCAAATATTTTACCGTTTATGTCTTCAAACTACAATGAAGCTGGTGTTAAAACAAACACACCAAAAGACAGACAGGTTATTTTCATGGATGCAACATTCAATGCAGAATTTGATGTATCTGTCCTTGCTTCAGCTTTCAACATGGAAAAAGCAGATTTTATGGGTAGACTGTTTCTTATTGACAGTTGGTCAGAGTTTGACAACGAACGCTTTGACGTTATCAGAGAAAATTCAGACGGTATTGAAGAAATCACAACAGACGAATTAAATCTGATGAAAGACGTAAAAGCGGTATTGTTGGACGAAAATTGGTTCCAAGTTTACGACAACAATAACAAGTTCACTGAAAAGTATGTGGCTAGTGGTTTGTATTGGAACTATTTCTACCACACATGGAAAACTGTTTCTTACTCACCATTTGCGAACGCTGTTGTATTCGTTCAGAGCACAGCAAAAATCACTTTACCGACTAAATTAACAGTTGAAATTATCAGCAAAGACCACAGTGAAGAAGCTACAGTATTTGCGTTAAGTGCTGATGCAGACGGAGCTAGCCTTGAGCCGAATAGTGTTCATTTTGTACAGGATGAAAGCACCACTACAAACGGAATTGCTATTCAGAAATACGGCGCTGTTATTATTCCAGCTTCAAAAGCCGCTACCGAAATCACTTTAGTGGCAGATGTGAACGGTCAGACTTATAAGGGCGCTGAAACCATTTCAAGTGCTAACAATGTCGGTGATACTGTAACAATGAATAAAGCGTAAATAGACAATCTAGGGTGAGTTAATAACTTACCCTAGAGTTTTGAAAGAGGTTAATATATGTATATCGAGCCTAATACCAATATTCGTATTTTAAAAGACGTTCCTTTAGATAAAACATTTGACCATACCATATATTTTGGAAGCGCCAGTGCACAGGCTACTTATTTCATGGGATTGCAGAAATACAACTTGAATAATTACACGTACCAGAGAGTTAAGCGTGGTTATGCAAGGGTTGGAATAAAAGCTGATAATTTGTATGACTGTAATTATATGATGTTTCAAAACACATCATATGGTAATAAATGGTTTTACGCGTTTATCACTTCTGTTGAGTATTTAAACAATGAATGTTCACAGATTGAATTTGAAATTGATGTAATGCAGACATGGTTTTTTGATTACAGTTTAGACCAATGCTTTGTTGAAAGAGAGCACACAGTAACAGATAATATTGGTATTCACATTGAACCAGAAAACGTGAATTTAGGTGAATATGTGTTTAACGATTACAAAGATTTATCTGTTGCGCTAAATAAACTTGCAGTTTTTGTTGCTGTTAGCGATGCAGATGAAGCTCCCAATGGGACAGTTTATGACGGTGTGTACGGTGGGTGTACATTACATGCGTACCCACTCGATAAGCCGGAATCAATAAACACACTTTTAACGAAATACGCTCAAAAACCAGATGCAGTTGTAGCTATGTATATTGCACCAGCTATTGCGACAGGCGCAGTTATACCAGATGAGGGAATGACAATCGTTTTTTCAAAAAATGCGTATTCATTTAATAGTTCAAGTGGTGCAGTAAGTGATGAAATGAAAATAGATGGGTATAAACCGAAAAATAAAAAACTATACACATATCCATATAATTTTTATTGCATTACAAATGCGGGAGCTTCTTCACTAAATTTAAGGTATGAGTTTTTTGAAAACCTAACACCGGCATGGAATATAACAGTACCAATGACAATGCCTATACAATGCGTATTACGACCTCGTAATTACAAGGGAGCTGAACTAAATTTAAACGAAACTTTAACTCTATCTAATTATCCTATGTGTTCATGGAGTACAGACGCGTTTCGCGCGTGGCTGGCGCAAAATGCTTTACCATTAGCGACAGAAACAGGGGTTAAAATGGTAAGCGGTTATTTAGGAGGTGGAGTTGTAGGTGCGACTGTAAACACTGCAAACACAGTTATGAAAGCACTGTCGGAGGGGTATCAAGCTTCAATTCAAGCGGATGTTGTAAGGGGTAGTATTAACACTGGTAACAATAGTGTTGCTAGTGGACTGCAATCTTTTTACGGCGGTAGATGTTCCATAAGTGCCCAATATGCCAGAATGATTGATGATTATTTCACTGTTTATGGATATGCTGTGAAAAGACTGAAAATTCCAAACAGAGATAGTCGTCCACATTGGAATTATGTTAAAACTATAGGGTGTACAATAACAGGTAGCATTCCAAGTGATGATATGCGGTTAATTTGTAGCATTTATGACAACGGTATTACATTTTGGAAAAATGGGTCTGAAATAGGTGATTATAGCTTAGATAATAGTCCACAAGGGGGTGAATAAATGGGGAACAGAAAAAGAGAAAAAACACTATTCGGTGAAAGTGCTACTGTAAATAATCTAACATATATGCAGTATTTGAACAGATTAACAGAGTTGAGCGTATCAATGTTTGAATGGAAAAATTTGCCACCAACAGTAGATGCAAGATACCTTGAATTACATTTGTTTGAGAGTGGGTCTATGGTTTATTTTGATGATGACGTAATAGGCAATCTTTGCTTAGACTGTTTACCTAGCGGAAGATTAGATGTTTACGGAAATCCAGTGTTAAGGCGTGCTTATTCTGGATATAATAACTACCAGAAATTGTTGAAAGAAAGCAACAGTGTAATTATCTGGAATAACTATTTGCACACCAATTCAATTTTAGAGGTGAAAATGTTTGCAAGAAGATTGTATAACCTGGATAGAATTATAGATGTAAACGCTAACGCACAGAAAACACCAGTGCTGATACAGGGTACAGAACAACAGAGATTGACCTTAAAGAATTTATATAAAGAGTTTGATGGTAATTCACCTTTCATTTTTGGTGATAAAAACCTTGACTTAAATTCTTTAAAGTGCTTACAGACTGGTGCACCTTATGTTTGCGATAAATTGTATAATTTGAAACAAATGTATTGGAATGAAGCGTTGACCTATTTAGGCATTAATAACACTGGAGCACAAAAGCGTGAACGTATGTTAGCTATAGAAAGTTCACAGGCACAGGGTGGAACTATTTCAAGTAGGTATTCCAGATTGCAGAGCAGAAGAGAAGCTGTTGAAAAAATCAATGCAATGTTTGGAACTAATATTGAAGTCAATTATCGTGAAGATTTTATGTCTATTTATGAAGGACAAGGTGTTGATACCACAGAAGGAGAAAGTGAGGCAACGTTGAATGAGTAAGTACACAACTGAGGTTCGTTTTATCTGTGAAAGTAAGTCTGGACTTGAAAATTCTAAAGGCTGCGATGATGTTGACGAAATTTTAAATAATAGCTGGAATAAAATTTTTACAACAAAAGCTGAAATTTTCGACGAAAATTACAGGGCTGTTATTTGCAAGAAAATTTTAAAACATTATTATTTAAGAGAAATTTGCTCTGAAACTGTCGGCATTTGGAAGTTGTGGTTAAATACACGGTTAGAAGAAATTTTACCATATTATAATCAACTTTACAAAAGCGCACTGTTAGAATTTAACCCACTGTATGATGTAAATGTTACGAGAACGCATAATCGAACTATTGACGAAAATAAAACAGAAAACGGAACTACCACTGAAACAAGCACAGATAAAAATACTGGAAGTGGGACAAGGGATAATACTGCAAGTGGAACTAATAACAATAGTGGTACGAGTAATGTTAGTAATAGTGGTTCTAGTAATAGTAAAGACTTGTACAGTGATACACCACAGGGAGCTTTAACTGGGGTTGAAACTGAAACGTATTTGACTAATGCTAGAAAAATTAGTAATACAGATAGCAGTACGAGTGAAAGTAGTAATACTGGTACTGGGGAATATGAAGATACTAGTAACGTTAAGTATAGTGATACAAGTGATAGAACAAATACAAAAAATGGTAGTAATAGCAATACCGGAACAGTTAATAATACGGAAGAATATTTAGAAAGTGTTAGCGGTAAACAGGGTAGTGGTAGTTATAGTAATATGATTAAAGAGTACCGTGAAACATTCCTAAATATTGATAGAATGGTTATTGCTGAATTTAATGATTTATTTTTCGGGTTATGGTAAAGGAGAGAAAGTATGAACGATGAAAGAACTATAAAACCTAATGCACCGGCTGATTTTACACCACAGTTGGGAGATTATAAGACTTTGCAACCGTTTAGATACTGGTGTCAGAAAGTGTTGCCTTTGGTGTATGACGACAGCTTAAGTTATTATGAATTGCTTTGTAAAGTAGTAGACTATCTGAATAAGACAATGGAAGATGTAGAAACATTACATGGTGATGTTACTAATCTTCACACGTCTTATGAACAGTTGCAGAACTATGTAAACGTATATTTCAGCACACTTGATGTTCAACAGGAAATTAACAATAAACTCAACGAAATGGCTAGTGATGGTTCTTTAACTAGGCTAATTTCGCCGTTACTACC